TGGTGGCACCAGTCAAAGGCAGAATGCCAGCATCGTTGGTCATAAAAATGTTCCAGAATGCTTTTTGCTCCCAGACCAATTCGCCAGACAATATTGGGTTGTCAAATCCACTGACTTGAGTCAATGAATTTTTATTAAAAACAGCCATTTGATTCCTCTACTGAGTAATGACGCTCCCAATGTCCTCACTGGGCACGAATGTCTTGTTTTGTTTTGTGGTTATTTTACTAGGTTTTGGCCCTTTGTAAATCCACATAATGCCACAAATCATCATTTCTGTATGTGCCTGTTGGTTTATCTGGTGCCCATGTAGTGGGTGGGCCATTCAATTCTTTGTAATCATCACCATTGACAACAAATGTTTGCATATTTTGGCCAAGAATCCAATTCCCATTGGAATCCTTATTGCCCACCAAAAACCTGACACAAACGCCTGGTATCTCTTGAATGTCGTTGATATCCTCAGTGACTGAGGTCGATGGAATTGTGATTGTTCTCATTATGATGCCCACACTGGTATTTGATAAGATGATCCGTTGATGATAACTTCAATCCAAGTATTGCTGCCACTGGTAGTGCCTGGTTTATTTGCTGGATTAAATGTCGCTGTACTGGCTCCAGTGGTTGGCCCAGTTTGAAAATAAAGCAATGTGCCACTTCCTTGGCCAACTAAATTTTGAGTATATTGTGCATATAAATTATTAACAAATGCTGTGCTGGATGTGCCAAATGGCCCAGCTGAATACACTCCATTAGTTGATCCAGAGCCATAAACCCCAGTACCATAAACAGAATATCCAGAAACGCCAATTGCTCCACTTCCTTGAGCATTGGCTGCAATTGTTGGATATGTGCCTGTTGAGCTTGCAACAATTGCACTATTGGCTGCCGATGTAAATGCACCAGCCACATTGTTATATGTGGCTTGACCAACAACAGCAGCAAATGGAAACGACAAACTGCTGCCTGAATTTTGAGAATAAGCCAATATACCGCCATATGCTCCATTGGCTTGATTGGCAATCAATGAAAATGTGTTTGATCCAACAGCTGTGGCTCCATTGAATATACCTTGGCCAGTGATATTAATGTTTGATCCACCACTGATATCACCTCTGGCACTGATGGCATTGAAATATGCATTGCCAGTATCTCGCTGGATCTGCCATCCTGATGTGTTTAAAACGTAATTATCAGACTGAATGGTTGTTGGAAATCCTTGGGTCAAATATGGTGCAGACCATGATGTTTGATTTGTATTTGGGTTGTATGTCCCATCGATGGCCCATAGTGACTGGCCAGCAGCTGGTGTCGTGATCGAGCCAGACCATGCCACTGATGTCGGAAATGATGTTGATCCAGTTGTTGGATTTGGGCTGACCGATGGTGCAGCCAATGATTGTGATTGTGTGTAATAAGCCTCTCGAAAACTATTTCCTTGAACTCCACTGTATCCTGACAAACCGCTATATCCAGACATTCCAGACAATCCAGAAAATCCGCTATAACCTGATGCGCCAGACGCTCCACTGGCTCCAGAAATGCCGACTGGTGTCCAAACAAAAGCAGTGGATATTGGACTCAATGGAGTCGATGTTTTTTCGTTGCTGGCCGTATAAGCAAAATAATATGTGGCAGCTGGTAAAACCACATCGGCAAATGTGAAATAAGTATTGTTTAAAACTGGCTGATTACTGGTGTTTGTATAAGTAGCCCAAGTCTGCCAATCCGACAATGATGGTGTGGATACTGTGGTGTAAAACAATGTGCCAGTGGTCACTCTGCCTACCATTGGCACATATACTTGCACATCAAAATTGGGAATTGTTGCAGTCTCTCGATGTGCTGAAATAGTGGGTGCAGCCAATGCGCTGAAATAAGTGGGTGATGCCAATCCCGAATTGGGTGTTGGTGTGTACTGGGTAATATCGCCAGTAGCATAAACATTGGCATCATAATCAATCAGCTGCAATGATGCGCCAAGAGTCCCATCGGGCAATGATGCCTCTTTGACTTGCATCACTCTGAATTGTTTATTTGTCCAGCCATAGTAGGAATTGGTCACTGTGACTACATCACCAGCATTGACCTGAATGCCAGTGTAATTGGTTGCAAAACTGATGATCAAATCAAGTCGATTTTGCTCAAGTGTCCGATTGGCCAAGTATTGAGCTGTAACGCTCGAATTGATCAAATCATATGAAACAGTAAATTTGTTAACTGGCTCGTTTTGATAAAGCAAATTTGCTGGGGTTTGTAAATTCACATAACCAGGCTGATCCCTGTTTGTGGAATCATTGAATTTGGCCTCGATCTGATTGACCATTTGCGTGATATCCAGCTCGCCAGTGGATATCGAGCCAATGATATTGTTGTCATCGAATGAAAATGATGGGCTGATGGTTTGATTGATCGATACTGACCACAAACCAGTGGCTGCCTGGTAAGACTGCCAGCTGTCACAGCAAGTCATCATAATATCGATGTTGGCCAATACTGTTTGGCCAGTATCTAAAACGCCATTGAATCGGTATCTGGGTGTGGTTGATGTGCCACCGCCTGATGGTGTATAGGTAATCAATTCGTCTGAATAAGTATTCAATGCAGTGGCTGATGCAGAACTGACAAATGATGGATCGACTGCACCGCCATAGACTGAATTGGTAATGTAGTCATACCAAACATCACCAGGCTTGGCACATCCAGTGCCATTCAAATAATGGCTGACATGGAATGTCACTGGCTGCAATGAAGTAGTACCAGGTGAATTGTTGTTATAAACCAGCTGCACAATGGCAAATGCCAAACCATTCATTTGCCGATTGGTCGTTGCCCATTCTTGACCTGATGGTGCGCCATTGGCTGTGGATATCACATCATAGGGCATGGCCGTACCATTGGCTGGGGTGATCGTGCCAGTTGCTGATGATGTATAGCAATGAATGTATAAATGATCTGAAATTGAAGTATCGACATTACCAGCACCATCGGTCAAACTGATCACTTTGGTGGGGTCTGATGTGTCAAATGTAATGATTTGATCTTGATAATAAAATTGGGTGAAATCAAAACTAAATGCACCATTTGGGCTGATATTTGAAATCACCAAAACATAATACATTGACTTTTGATCAGTGGTTAGCACTGCATCGGCAAATCGACCGCCAGTATAGGCATCACCATAAACCAATGGAATGCCAGCTGTTGGATCTGGTGGTACTTGCTGCCTAACATTGTTTTGCTGGGCCTGTGGCACATTGGGTGCAAATATCCTTGATGCCACAATTGACACTGCAAATGTGGCTGCCATTTGATAGGCCAGCGACATTCCTTGCGTGAAATACGCTGTGGCAATAACTGCAGCAGTTGTAAAAACTGAACTAAGAAATGTTCCAAAACTCATATCAATGCCTTAATTGGAAAATTTAACCAGTGCAGCTGGAACTTGTTGAGTTGATCCGATCACCTTGGTGGCCGAGCCTGGTGTTGGGTTTTGGCCAAAATTGAAATAAGTCGATGCAATCACTGGCACTCGATCCATGCTGGTATCGTTGGGATATAAGAACCTCCAGCTCGATGGATTGGTTTTAATTCCAGCCAATCTTGAATCCAATACCAATCGCATCGATGCCGATGAAATAATGCAAGTGGCAGTCCTGTCCCTTTTTTTATCATCAAAAATTTCGTTGATAGAAATATTATTGACAATCCCTTGATATCTCTGGAAAAACTGCTGCACACCGCCAAGGGTAAGCAATTGATTGTTTGTATCGAGAAATCCTCGCCAAATCTTGATGTTGCTGCCCTTCATGCTCGATGAAAGCACTGTCGAAATATAAATTGGATTCAGGCCAGTCAATGTCAATTTGAGGTCATTGCTGGTGGATTTCATATCTTGCTGAATTTCAGTGATCCCAAGATAACCGCCAAGTCCACCAAATACAATGCCATTCACTGTGATATCAGACGCTGCATTACAGAATGTAAATATCTGCTGCGCTTTGCCTGTTCCTGATCCCACGCCAGTAGCCGTGAATGTCACTCCGACTGTATTGGATGATGCACCGATGGCTGTGAAATCAGTCGTGCCAACAACAAAAATAGTATAAGTATCGCCCACCACAAAATTGCCAGCATAAGTGGTGACAATTAATTCGACAAATTCAGCATATCGAATTGAGCTGGATCCAAGTGCTGCAATTGCTGTTGACATAATTATCCTGTGATGTATTCACGAAATACAAATGGCCCAGACCATTCAACAAATGCACCATTGGTCATTGGGTTTAATGTGTAGGTGGGACATTGCTCGGCCACCACATAAAACGAACACGCATTGCCCAAAAGAACTGGTGCAGCCGATGTCGGTGAGCCAATCAATGGCCGATTGATATTGATCACCGATCCAGTCGAATCATTGGTAATCTTGTAAACATAACCATTGATGGATATGAAATCGCCAGCCTTATAAGTGCCATTTGAGGTTAAATTGATTGTTTGGCTGTTGGGTGTTGGTGTGCCACTTAAACTAGCCACTGTGGCCGTTCCTTGGTTTTGCGTAAACCACGATAACTGATTCGATGCAAATGTAATGTAATCGGGCAGCTGCCGATCCAAATTATCAATGGCTTGGATAATGTCTCTGACTTGTGGATAGTACAAAAAATTATGTGGAACTATTGTAAAAACCCATGGCACTGATGTTAAGTATTGGGCAACAGTCATTTGGCCTGATCTGGATACTTGCTGGCCGACTGTTCTCCGATTATTCACTGTCATCTTTTGTTGAATATCAACAATGTTTTGAAAGCCAGCCATTATGTTCTGCTCCTCGTTGTCGCAATGTTTTTGGTGGCATATTGGTTGGCTGCCCAAATTGCACCAGAGCTGCCATATAGCCTATCCTCAAACGATTTTGTATCAATTGCTTGTATGTTGTAATTGGTGACATTGGTGGTCTGGCCACTCATGCCACCGATCATATTGTTTGGAATTACAGTCGATGCACCTTGAGGCACAATAATTTCTGGGCCATTCTCGCCCACAATCGATGCTTGGCCAGCAGCCAATGGGCCACCTGATGCCCGACCAGTCAATGTGGCTGCATTGGACATATCGACCACTGGAGCTGGGCCACTCGATGTGCCAGGGAAGCCAGCAAATAATCCACTGAATAATTGGGTGGCTTGAGCTTTGATTTGAATTTGAATCAAATCAGCAATCATGCTGCGAGCCAAATCAGTAAAATTTAATTTGCCTGTTTTGACAAAATTGCTCAATGCACTGGACATTGAATCCACGATTGTATTGAATGTCTTTTTGCCAACATCGGCCATTGTCTCTGAGTTTTCTTGGTATTGCCTGAATGCCTCATCCCATCCAGTGCTGAATTTTGTTCTGGCCTCTTGATTGGCTGCCACCACTTTTTTGGTTTGGCCAACATAAAAATCAGTTGATACTTGAACCAGTGTTTTTTGCCGATCTAATTCGGCTTCCATTTGTGCAGCACCTGGCTTATTTTTATCAATTAAATTTTTCTTTTTGTCGATTTCGTCAAGTGTTCTTTGTTGCTCATTCAATACTTGAT